TGGTGGCATGAAGTTCACCATGGACCAGAACGTCGTGGCTCATACCGTAGGACCTCAGGGCGGAACCCCGCTTGTCGACGGTGCTTCTCAGACCGGTGCTACGCTGTCGACCAAAGGTTGGACCGCAGTCGAAGCCAACCGTCTGAAAGAAGGTGATACCTTCACCATCGCTGGTGTGTATGCCGTGAACCCACAGTCTCGTCAGTCCACTGGCAAGCTTCGTCGCTTTGTCGTAACTGAGGATGCTGACAGTACAGCTGGTGGCCTTAGCGACATCAGTATCTCGCCTGCCATCGTGGCTACTGGCGCGTTCCAGAACGTCTCTAATACCGCCGCAGATAGTGCTGTCATCACGGTGCTCGGATCTTCTGATATCGTCAGCCCTGCCAACATGGTTTACCACCGTGACGCATTCACGCTTGCCGTAGCTCCGCTGCCGGTTCCGCGTGGTGTTGACATGGCCGCGTCAGTAAGCGACAGCCAGCTTGGTGTCGGTATCAGGATGGTCCGTCAGTACGACATCAACACTGATAAGATGCCTTGCAGGCTTGACGTCCTGTACGGCTGGTCCACGATCTACCAGGAACTCGCCTGCCGAGTCCATGGCTGATCATTCACACGGGAGGATCTTTCGAGGTCCTCCTATGTTTTTTGAACTGAAAACTGGAAAACACTATGGGAAATTCGCAAGCCGTCGGTGTTGCATACTCTGACCCCGACATTACCGGTGGATCCATGACAGGTTCCACGATTTCTGGCTGTACCATCAACAACGACGTTACAGGTGACGTTACAGGTGATGTGACTGGTGATGTTACTGGTGATGTTACTGGCAACGTGACTGGATATGTTATTTTTCCGTCTGCTGACCCGTTCGTAGTTGGGGCGTGGTGGAATGATGGTGGTGTGCTGACGATCTCGGCAGCCGTGTAATTTCAATAGGGGCCTTCGGGCCCCAAACTTCGTATCAAAATGGAAAAACAAGAGTTCCCTAAATGGATGTACCACAAAGACCACGAAGCTAAGGTCATTGATGCTGACCAGTACAATGAATGCCTTGAAACTGGTTGGGTTGGCAACCCTGAGAATGTGAACGTGGTTGTGCCTAAAGAGGTGGTTGAGGAAGTTGAAAAACAGAAATTGTACAAACCCAGAAAGAAATGAGCTTCACAGCACGAGATTTGGTAGAGGGTGCTCAGCGTCTGATCGGTGTATTAGCCGTTGGTGATACTATGACAGCTGAAGATGCTTTTACAGGTCTCCAGGTGCTTAGTGATGTTTTAGACGGCTGGAGCATTACCAACACGATGCTCTTTGACAGCAGTCAAATCACAGTCCCCACCGTGGTAGGCAAGGTTGATTACACCCTAGGACCTACGGGCGACGTGATATGCAGCAGACCGGCTAAGATCGATGCCATCACCTACATGTACGATGGTGAGAGGTATACGATTGAAATTGCTCCGGCACTTACCGAATGGCTGAAGTACGGACCTCCTGACTTCGAAAGCAATATTATCAGTATTGCAAAAATTAACTATACCTATCCTAATGCGACATTGTCAATATGGCCTGTACCTACTGACGTTGGTTCACTGACACTGTATGTCTGGTCAGCATTCACAGAGATGACACTTGACACTGTGATCGACCTTCCGCCTGGTTACAAGAAGGCTTTGAAGTATGCCACTGCTGTCGATCTCGTCAATGAGTATAATGGTCTTAATGTAAGCCCAGCTGTATATGCTACCGCGCTTGATTCTAAGATGACTGTTCAACGCCTGAACCTTGCAACGCCTGTTCTCACCGTTGACCCAGCCGTAACTGCTGGAGCGATGAAAGGTGCAAACTTTGACATAAGAGTAGGATGAGATTCAAAGGTTTCATAGGTCCTGAGTATTACCTCGAGCAGATTGATTCAAGGCGCTTGGTCAATATGTATCTCGAGAAGAACGAGATGGGTGATGCCAAAGAAGGTGAGTACGGCATTCTGCGCAGCACACCAGGCCTGCGTGAACTGATGTCACTCGATTCGCCAGTAAGGGGATTCTATATGACGTCAAGGAACTACCCTGTCATGGTTGCTGGAAGCAAACTGTACAGTATTGAATCTGATTTTACGACAACAGAGCTTGGTACTTTATCAACCAGCTCTGGCGCAGTCGACTTCTCTGACAACGGCTCACAGCTGATCATTGTAGATGGTCCTAACGGATATATCTATGATGCGAATACAGGAGTGTTTACTAAGATCACTTCTGACGGTTGGCTTGGATCTGACTTCGTGGATTTCCTTGACGGTTACTTCGTGCTAGCCAAGCCGGACACTGGTATCTTCTACATCAGTGGACTATATAACGGCTTGACGTATGACGCTTTAGAGTACGCTCTGACTGAGGCAAATCCTGACTATATCCAAGCTTTCAGAGTGTTATCACAGAAGGTATACTTCTTCGGCACAAAGACCATACAGATTTACTATGACAGCGGTGCAGTGGATTTCCCGATCGCCCCTATGCAGGGTAACGTCCTCAATGTAGGTATCGTGGCCAAGCGCAGTCTGCAGATGGTAAACGGTCAGTTCATATGGCTTGGAAGCACTAAGGACGGATCTGGTGTGGTTTATTCAATGAGCGGGTTTGACGTGCAGAGAATTTCTACGCACCCACTAGAGATTGCCATCAAGTCATACGGTGACGTTGAGGATGCTACGTCCTACGCTTACCAGGAAAATGGCCACTACTTCTACGTGCTCAATTTTCCAAATGCTGACACGACCTGGGTACTCGATACTGCCACCAATCTGTGGGCAGAGCGCCAGTACCTGAGAAACGGCATACCTGAACGGCACAGAGCTCAGTACCACATCCACGCTTACGGTGTTCACATCGTGAGTGACTACGCCACAGGAAAGGTGTATGCCATGGAGGACGAGACGTATACAGATGACGGTGAGCAAATCCAGAGAATCCGAGTAGCTCCGCACCTCGAATCTGGTCTTGCGCTTATTAGGCACAACTCATTTGAGCTTGACGTCGTCGTCGGAGTAGGACTTAATGACGGCACCACCACGCAGACAGATCCTTCTGTTGAGCTATACTACAGTGATGATAAAGGTAAAACATGGAAGTACGCTGGCGTCAGAGCACTAGGCAAGATAGGCGAGTACAAGAAACGTCTCATATGGCGTAGACTAGGTGTTGCTAGAGACCGCGTGTACAAGGTTGTAATGACTGACCCAGTTGCTTACACACTTCTAGGAGCTGAGATAACATGAGCAGTTACGCTGGATTTACTCAACCACCACCGTACCAGGACCGTCTTCTCACAGAGTCCGGAAGGCTTAGTCCAACGTGGGTGAACTGGTTCCAAAACTTCTATGATACCGTCAAAAGTCTGGATACACAGTCATACGACTTTTCAGGTCTCGAGGTTGCTCCTACCAGTGGTGCCACAGTCACAATAGAACAACTACATGACGTTGGCGCCTTCGATCCAAGTGACGGTGATAAGTTGATCTTCAACGGTGATACGAACAAGTGGGAGAAAGATTCCAGAAGCTACTTAATCCTTGATGAATAATTATGAGTGTCAGTGTAAAAAATATCATCCCGTCTAAGACCGCTGAAGCAGCGCAGACGACTCAGTACACAGCTGACAACGTTTCCACGATCATTGACAAGTTCACAGCAGTCAACTACAGCGCTTCAGCTGCTGACATCAGCGTGAACTTGGTCATAAGTTCTGGATCTGCGGCTGACAGCAATCTCGTTACGAAGTCCAAGACACTTCAGCCAAACGAGAGCTACACGTTCCCTGAAATCACAGGGCATGTTCTAGCTCCTAGTTCCTTTATATCAACGCTCGCTGGTACAGCTGACTCCATCAGTATCAGAGCTTCAGGCAGAGAGGTGACCCAGTGATCCAGGTAGGTGAAGACACCCCGTACCGCGACATCGTGGAAATAGCTGACATGCTCATGGAGTTCAGGCTTGAGTATGACGATCCAGATGTACTTGTGTATGATAAGGAGAAGTATCTTGACTGGGTTATATCTGCAGTTGACCGAGGTATTGAGATATACTATATCAAGAACAAAGGGTTCTTGGTAGTAGAGCCGTTCTACGATACTTTGAAGAAGCCTGAGTTTGCCAGGTCTTACGTGCTGTCCAGCATATATGTCAGACCACAGTTTCGAAATACAAGAATATATGGTATATTAGCCCAAGGAATACTGGACAAGTACCAGCACAACATGGTCGGATCTGCAATGCTTGGAACTGTGCATGATAAGGTTCTTAGTAAGCGCTTCAAGAAGATCGCCAATGTTTACAACGTTAACATAATGAAGGAGAATCTATGCCTCCAGCAGTAGTTGCAGGGGTCACCGTAGCTGGCTCCATAGGCGGTGCTCTCATCAGCTCCAATGCCTCAAAAAGTGCCGCCGATACGCAGGCCGCCGCAGCCGACGCCGCTAGTGCCACCGAGCTTGCTATGTACAATCAGACCAGAGATGATCTGATGCCGTACCAAGAGCTTGGTAACGCGGCCATAGCTGACATGGCCGCAAACAGAGATTACTTCAATGACGACTTCACATTCGGTGATTTCTTGAAGAGCGAGGATTATCAGGGTATGTTCGGCTTCGGTATGCAGGAAGGTACTAAAGCACTTGACAGAACAGCTGCCGCCACTGGAGGAGCGTTAGGTGGAGCTGCTTCAAAAGCGCTTACCAGATACGGAACTGACTACACCAATGCAGCATTCGGTGACGTGTGGAATAGGTATAACACTGACAGGACAAATAGGTACAACCGTCTGTACAACCTTATTGGTGTTGGTGAGAATGCTGCGGCGAAGACAGGAAACGCTGGATCACTAGCCGCGCAAGGTGTAGCGTCTAACACGATAGGCGCTGGAAATGCAATCGCTGCAGGCACGGTCGGTTCAGCGAATGCTATATCTGGTGCTATTGGAACGGCTACTAATACGTGGATGGATTACGCGAACCAGCAAAATAATATCAACACGGCGATCAATAACTCGTACGCCTCTGGTGCCGGCACTATTTTCTAACTTTAATTCCATGCTAGTATGCCTGTTGATGCTTCAATACCTCTAATGACCCGAATGCCTCAGATCGACCTGCCTTCTGTGTCGAGGGGTAGAGTGCTTGATCTTGCTGCTAAAGAGCGCGCTAATAGGCAAGGCGCCATAGAAGAGAGGGATAATAGTGACTTAAGAGAAGCACTGTTCGATCCGTCTAGTTTCCAGACTGCTGAAGACGGTTCTATCTCCGTCAATAAACCTGCCCTGCTCAGCACACTGACCAGGAAGAATCCTTACATGGCGTACGCCACTGGACAGAAACTTGCCCAGCAGGAACTTTCTTTACAAGAGTCAAAGGAGAAGGTTTCAAAAGAACGGCTTGAGACAGCCATGAAGACGAATGAGATAATCGGTACTCTTGCTCAGTCTGTGACAGACCAGACCTCGTACGACATCGCCCTTGCAAGAGCTGGCTCGTTAGGTCTACCTGGCATTGAGCAGATGCCAAAAGAGTACAACCCTGATTTCGTTAAGTCACTTAAGACTGGGTATCTTAGTACCAAAGACCAACTTGCCCAAGCTTGGAAGGTTGCTGACTTCAACCTCCGAGTGCAAGAGATGAACTCACGGCTTGCTGATAGAGAGTCTGCGGCTGCTGACAGAGCCACAGCGCGTGATGACAGAAGGTTCAACGCAGTTCGTGAGGCTGAGAACAGGCTTAGGAATTCGTTCCAGAAAGATGCTGACGGTTTCAAAAAGACTAAGGACATGTACACTAGGCTGATGTCAGCAGCCACGCCAGGGACAAAGGGTCAGGCGCAGGGACCTAAGGATATTTCACTTCTGTACGCATATATGAAACTCCTTGATCCAGAGTCTGTCGTACGTGAAGGTGAATTTGCTACGGCCAAGAATGCCGGCAGCGTACCTGACCGTGTGAAGATCGCGTACAACAATGCACTTAATGGTTCGATGCTTACACCAGCTCTCAGGCAGAGTTTTGTCCAGGAAGGACAGAGGCTGTATGAAAGATCAGTTGGCGACTTTACGAAACTGTCTCAGATCTATACTGACATAGCATCACGTAACGGAGTCGATCCTTCTAATATCGTGATTGACTACACGACAACTGCTCCAGCAGCAGTTCCTACTGGTGAGAAGACTATGACAAGAGCTGACGTGCTAGAAACTATGCGCAGCTCTGGACGGACTGAGGCTCAGGTACGAGCTGCGGCAGAAAAATTAGGCTTCAAGATTGTAGAATGAGTACACTAGCAGAACAGGCAAGAGCCAGGTATGAGCAGCTAGCTGGTAAGCACGGTGATACCGTCGCCACTAAGCTTCAAGGATCTTCACCCAAAGCTGGGAGAGATTTCTCTGCAGAACTGTTTGGCCCCACTGAGCAGGTGCCAGCTGCTTCAACAGGGCGTGACTTTTCAGCTGAGCTATTCGGCGGTGAAACGAAACCATCAGCAAGACCTCAATTCAAAAATGAGGACGACCTCATTCGCCACCTAGGTGGTGATCCTGCGCTGATCAAGAAGAGCCGTGATTACAGACCTGGCATGTTCATGGACGCGCTTATCTACAACCCCAACGCTAAACAGTTTCCTGGCAGCCAGGCCGTTCTCAGCACTGCAGCAGGACTTGCTAAAGGCCTCATGACTCCTATCAGAGGTGCCTCGAACATCGTTACAGACGTACGTAAACGTACAGGTACCATCTCACCAGAAGATGCGGCAGTCAATGAGATGCGCAATAAGGTGGCCGAGTATGACTACCAGAACATCACAGGTGGTGAACCATCAGGAGTTGCTGAGTTTGCTGGTGAGGTCTTAGCACCACTGCCAGGGACCAGAGGTATCGGTAAAGCAACCACTACTGCTGCCAGGCTTGGTAGATCTGCACTGGTAGGCGGTGAGGCTGGTGCGTTGTTTACAGCAGCGAAAGAAGAACTCAATGAAGATTTCATGTCCAATGTCGGTCTAAACGCTCTCATTGGAACTGCCTTAGGACCTGCCGCTGAGGAAGCAATGGGCAAAGTGCTTATACCTGGGATCGTGAAAGCTGTGAACGCCTCCAAGGGCAACATCGATGTCATGGCTAAGAACATCATAACACTGGCTAAGCAGCACGGTATAGATCTGACGTACGGTGATATCAAGAAAGGTTCATTGGCAGCACGCCTTGAAGCTGTGATGGAAGGTGTACCGATCGTGGGTCTGTCGAAGTACAGGAACAAACAGCAGGCTCAGGTAAATGACGCAGCCCACCGTGTGGCCGAGACTCTGAATGACGCGATGATCTCGACTCCATATAAAGGTCTTCCTGAGGTCCAGAAGGCTGCGGATGCAGGAGACAAAGTTGCGCAGGATCTTCTCGAAGCAATACAGAATGCAGGTGAAGACTGGGGCCAGGTTGTTCAGACGTCGGGCGGACTTAAAGCATTCAGAGCCCAGATGATTGCTGACAAGCTGTACGACAGGGTCAACCAAGAAGCTGTAAACGCAGGGCACGTAAACGTTCCATTAAAGGAAACTCTCCGTGCGCTCGATGAAGCTATTTCAGACCTGTCTGGCTCTAAGATGCCATTCAATCGTGAGCTTGCGTTCCTCAAAGACATACGTGAAAGGCTTGAGCCTCCGGTTCCTGGATCTATATCGAAGGCAGTTGGAGCTGTGTCTGAGAAAGCTGCGATGACCAAAGAACTCCAGTCACTCACTGCTAGGAAGCCAGGTAATATCATCAGTGATATTATGGACGAAGCGGTAGGTGGCAAGCCGATGGTAGACGTGCCTGCTACAGGTACTCCACCAGTAGTTGAGCAGATACCTGGCTCCATACCGTCTGAAACTGGATTGTTTGCTGCCGGCCATCCGACGACCGTACCAGTCCAGCAGACTCCGGCTAATGTGCCTGGAACAATGGCTGGTATGACTGGCAAGCCCGCGGAACTGAATCAGCTTGCTGCTCAACTGTCTAGGCAGGAACTTGCTGCTGTTGAGCCATACCTGGTAGAACTTGTTGATGGCAATCCTGAAGGTGTTGCACGCCAGTTGCGCAGGTTCTTGTCAGACAACTGGAAAAACCTTGGTGAGGATAATTCTTTGATCCAAGCAGTGGCCAAGGTGGCAGACCGTGAACAGGCTAAGGCTGAGCAGCTGAAAAGTGTGATGGTTACTAGCCCAGTCAAAACGCTGTATCGTAAGCTCAACCCAGATGGTGAGATCACTAACACGTTCGGAAACCTTAGAGCTTTGGACTCAGATCTTGGAAGCACTATCGCAGACGCATACAGAGCCGGAGACGAGCTCACTGGCAACAAGCTGGCACGAGTGCTCAGTAAGGTCCAATCTGCGCTGAACGATGACATGGGCAGGTTCGCAGAGTCATCTCCTAGCGCTAAGATCAAAGCTGCTTGGCAGAAGGCTGATAAGTTCTATGAGACCGCGGTGGTCCCATTCAAGGACAGGGCTTTGTCTGCAGCATACGGAGGAAAGGTTGACTCTGATAAGATCTACACCAAGTTCATCCAGAAGGGTGCTGGTGTAAAGGCTGAGAAGTTCTACCAGTCGCTAGACCAGAAGGGCCAGGCTGCTGTGCGGTATGGCATGGTGCAGGATGCTTTGGACAAGTCATTCGATGAGACCATCGGAGTGTTCTCGCCTAGAAAGTTTGCCTCAGAACTTGAGAAGCTGAAGACGCCTAAACAGGTATTTTTCAAAGGCCAGTCATTGTGGGAGCTCAGAGGTTTCTTAAAGCTTATGCGTCACGTAGAGAGCGCTGAAACTATTGGAGGTAAAACTAACGTGAGTCAGAAGTTCACACCGTACTGGCTTGTAGGTGGCGTAGTAAGCCCGAAGTACGCTGGAGCCATGCTCATGGCCTCTGCATTGGCTAAGATGCTGTTCACCACCAATACTGGTAAGTCGTATTTGCTCGCCGCTTCACGGATGAAGACAGGATCACCAGCCATGCAGAAGCTGCTCATGACCGTCGTATCATT